ACCTGATAGCGGACGGTCGAACTCCGGCGCCGCAAAGCAGTTTCCTCCTGGGTCGCACGTCAAGGATGCGCGTGCGGCCTATTTTTTTCCGGAGATCTTGATGCGGCTGCGCAACGAGTGGAACGCGGCTCTGGATGCTGCCGATGTGTCGATGGCCCGGTACCTGGGGCCGCAGCATAAAGCGCGCATCGCGGTGCATGACTTGAGGCAATACATGAACAACTTCCGTTACGACAATAACGGCCTCGCGCTCACCGAGGGGTTTGAAGGCGTGCGGCTGATTGCGTATCTGGACGTTGGTGGAATCTGGACGATTGGCTATGGTCACACCGGCGGCGATGTTTGCAAAGGTCTCGTCATTACGGATTCGCAGGCGGAAGCGCTGCTGGTAAGCGATGTGGCCGCAGCCGTAGCCTGTGTGAACCATGCTGTCAGGTTCGATATCACCCAGTACGAGTTTGACGCGCTGGTGGACTTCACGTTCAACGCTGGGCGCGGCAACTTCCTGCGCTCGACGCTGCTGACGAATCTGAACGCTGGCAAGACCGAAGCCGCCGCTGCGCAGTTTGGTCTGTGGGTGAATGCTGGCGGCAAGCCGGTAAGTGGCTTGGTGCGGCGGCGTGACGCAGAAGAGCGGATGTTCCTGAGGGCGGCATAATGTGCCCTGAGATGTGGAAGCGATACGGCGAGCTGGAGCAGAAGGCCAAGCGGGTAGACGCCGCCGAGCAAGAGACTAAGCGGCTGAAGCAGATCATCGCGGACGCCGCGACGCAGGCGGCACTGGGCAAGGACTAACAGAACGGCGAGCAACCCTCGCAAGGAGCAATATCATGGCAATCAATTTCAAATCCGTCGGGCATTTCTTCGCGAAGGCCTATACCGCAATCGTCGCCGCAATCCCGAAGGTCGAAGCCGATATCGTAAAGGTAGAGGGCACCGCGGCTGTCGTCGAGAAGGTCACGTCCGCGATCCCCACCTATGGCCCTCTTGCCGTCACACTGGAGCAGGCGGGGTACGCCGTCCTCGGAGAGCTGGCTTCTGTGCTCACTGCTGGCGGATCGGCCGCAGAGGCCAAGCTGAGTGATGCGGGGCTGGACACCAACGTCATCAGCACCGTCAAGGCATTGGTTGCGGGCTTCCCCACGCTCGTTACCGTGGCGAAGTCGCTCTAAGCTGACTCTCTAACCTTATGGGCGGGCTGACACAGCAGGGGCCTCGCTGGTGTCAGCCCGTCCGTAACACGAGTTTGGGAGACTTCATGGTCAACCCGTTCAAGCACGTCGGCAAGGTGATCTCGGACGCTTACGCGAACGCCAACGAGAGCGACTGCGCGCCAGGCCTCGCCGTAGCCGCAACGACGGTGGGTTTGCTCGTCGTGGCTCCGTATTCGTTCGTCTCCGCGTTCTTCAAGAAGCGTGAGCTGGACGATCCAAACGACCCGCGCGGGAACAATGTCGCCGGCACGCACTTGACTCAGTCGCAGATTGATGCTGCTGAGAGAGGGAATCTCCGATGAAGCCTCTTACCTCCCATTCCTACTTCGAAGCTGTCGCACTGTGCTGCGTTCCGGTGATGTGCGTCTTTTTGACGTGGGCTCTTTGGCCGGTGCATCACGCGATCCAGTCGAACAGCCAAGGCTCCGCCGCAGTCCTCGCGAAGGTCGGGACCAACCTCGACAAAATCGGGATCGCCCTCGATACCGTCAATGCTCCGCCTCGGGATGACGGGCACCAGATCGTGTATGGCACGCTCTCAGGCGTCGCGCAGACGACCAAGAACATCGGCCTCATGGCAGCGCAGGGCGCGGAACAGGTAAAGCAGTCCGGCAAGCTCATCACGTCGGCGGCTGTCACGATCACCACGGTTGGAAAACATCTGAGCAAGACGGCAGATGCGGCCACGGGAACGCTCAACAGCGCCTCTGGTGCCTTCGACACGCTATCGAAGCACGGCGACAAGACGTTGGGCGCTGCTGATGTCCAGATCGCCGCGGTGGGCGCCCAGCTCGCAGGAACGCCCGGTGGTGACGGCGGGCTCATCGGCCGAGTTTCGCTGTTCGTTACTCATGCGGATACGCTGGCGACCAACTCCGACATTCCGCTAATCATGGGGAACGTGCAGGGCTTCACTAAGCTGTTCGTGACTACCACCGGAACCTTCAATCACATGCTGCTCACGGGCGATCAGATCGAAACCAAGGTGAGCGAATGCACCCTGCACCCGCATCTCTCCTGCCAGTTGAAGGCCTACACGATGTTCGGCGCGCAGGCCGGCGGATACTTGCTGCATTGATTGGTAGGGGGATTAGCGATGGCGAAACGACCATGCGCTCGGGCTGGGTGCAAGAACCTGGTCGAGCGCGGCGGACGGTGCGCAGAGCATAAGGCTGCACCTGCGCTTATGAAGCGGCTGAATTCGACTCAGCGTGGCTATGGATACAGGTGGCAGAAGTCGAGTAAGGCTTACCTGCTCGCGCATCCGCTCGCAGTTGATTGGTTCAAGGAGCATGGCGGAAGGTTCTATCCAGCGGAGGTTGTCGATCACATCATCCCTCATCGCGGCGACATGAAGTTGTTTTGGGATCCGAACAACTGGCAAGGCTTGACGAAGGCGGATCACGATCGCAAGACAGCGGTGGAAGATGGCGGATTCGGGCATAAGCCTAATGAAATCAAGGGGTAGGGGTAGGGGGTCTAAATCTCTACAACCTTCGGCGTCTAGACCCGTTATTGGAAGAATTTTTACGTCCGCAAAATTCTAAGGTTTTGGACAATGGATTCAACGATTTGGGACGAAAGAAACGCTCAGCTCTCAACGCCAATCGCACCTGGCTCAACTGTGTGCGGCTATGACCCATGGCAAGGCCACCAAAATCAGATATCGAACATGCGTTGTCGGGGGCGGACGCCAAGGACCCCGCGCGCAAGCGAGCTCGCGCGTCTGCAATCAAGCCCAAGGGGGACCTGGGGCCGCCGCCTCCGAAGTTCCTGGACAAGCATAGTCCATCAGCGGGCCAGCATCTTGAAGCGTGGAAGGACATCGAGATGGCTGCCGCCGCGAATGGCGTCAAGCTGACAGCCGGGGACCGCATCGACGTGGAGATGCTGGCCCGCATCATGGCCCGCTGCCGCCGCCTTGAGCCGCAGTCCTCTGACTTTGCAAACTATGACAAATTCTCGACAAAGCTTTGCCTCGGTACAGCAGGCCGCAAGCTCATCCACGACACTGGGGATAAAGCCGCAGGCACAACGGAGAGCGATGAATGGAGCAACTTGACTACGCCTCCCGCGCCACCCGCTACGCGCGTGCAATAGCAGAGGGGCAGATCTGCGCTTCGAAGTGGGTGCGGTTGGCGTGCGGGATACACCTCACTGATCTCGACAGCTCCGCGCGATGGGTGTTCGATGCCGCCTGGGTGAACTTCGCCTGCGACGTTGCAAGCAAGTATAGACACGAGAAAGGAATAAAACAGGGCCAGCGCATCGTCCTGGAAGATGCGCAGATCTTCATCCTCGCGTCGATCTTTGGATGGGTCGACCGCGAAACCGGGGTCCGTAAATACCGCGAAGCCTTCATCCTGATGCCTCGCGGATCGGGGAAGTCTCCACTCGCCGCGATGGTCGGCGTCATCATGGCCTTCTTTGCCGGCCAGCCCGGCGCCGAGGTCTATTGTGGCGCGAACTCCATGCGTCAGGCGATGGAGGTTTTCCGTCCCGCGAAGGCGATGATCGACCAGGAGACGGCGTTTCGTGAGCGCTTTGGGATCGAGACATCCTCGCGGGCGATCTATCAGCTTAGAACACGTTCACGCTTTATCCCGCTATGTAAAAAACCCGGCGATGGCGCCTCTGTATGGTGCGCCATCCTTGACGAGTATCACGAAGCGCTCAACCCCGAGCTCTACGACACCTACAAGACGGGAGCTTCGAAGCGCTCCGGTTCTTTGATCTTCGTCGTCTCTACCGCGGGCGTCGGGTCGACCGAAAATCCCTGCCATGCGCTGCAGGATGAGGCGGAAAAGGTTCTGGAAGGAACGCTTCCGAATGAACGGTGGTTTGTGCTTATCCATTGCGCGGATGAAACCGTCGAATGGACGACGAAAGAAGCGTTGCAGATGGCCCAGCCCATGTTGGGAATCTCCAACGACAGAGAGGCAATTGAGCTCGACATTCAGGCGGCGATCCGCAATCCGGCGAAGGCAAACCTGGTCAAGGCCAAGTATCTCAACATCTGGGCCGGGGGCTCTGGAAACTGGATGAATATGGTTTTCTGGGGAGCATGCTTCGATCAGGAGCTCAAGGATCAGCAGGAGGAGTTAGTCAAACATTTGCCGTGCTGGATCGGATCGGATCTTGCGTCCAAGCTCGACCTGGCGGCCTGTGTCCGACTTTATCGCGACGATTCAAAGGGCGACAAGCCACACTATTATGCGCTGACGCGTGCTTACCTTCCCGAGGAGCGCGTTCAGGAACCTCAAAATCAGCACTATCAGAAATGGGTCAAAGGCGGATTTCTTACCGCGACGCGCGGGGCGTCGATCGACTACAGCCTGCTCGAGGCAGATGTTGTCGGGGACATCGAGCGCAATGACGTTCGGCAACTCGCGTATGACGCTCGGTACGCGGACCAGTGGTCACAGCGAGTCGAGGAGATATCCGGAGCGACAAGGGTGGAGATGCCGCCCAGCCCGGCGATTCTCTCGCCGGCGATGAAGGAATTAGAGGGCGCGGTCTACGATGGCCGCTTCCACCATGACGGTCACCCGGTGCTTACCTGGTGCATATCGAATGTGATGACTTCGGAGTCGGGCGCCGGAAACTACCGGATGCCAGACAAGAAGAAGCCCGAGGACAAGATCGATGCCGCAATCGCGCTTTTTCTCGCGCAATATCCGGCGGCGTTAGCACTGGAATCCGCCTACATTTCACCCGTTGTTAGGAGTGCTTGATGTTCAAAGGAATCAAGAGCGCGCTCGGCCGCGCGAAGAAGGCTGCCGCGTTTTCGTTCGATACGATCAGCGCTGGATGGTATGCCCGCAATGGGTACTACGGCATCTATAACGCCCTCTCGGGCGGCCTCCCGGCGTGGTCTGGCGAGCCGGTTTCCACCGACACCGCCATGGGGCTCAGCACCGTCTGGGCCTGCAACAAGATCATCTCCGAGTCTGTCGGTTTCCTGCCCGTCAATATGATGCGGGAGAACGGCAACATAAAGGATATGGCGATAGGTAAGCCCCTGTACACGGCGCTGAAATATGCCCCGTCCGAGGAGATTACAACCCAGACATTCACAGAGCTGTTGACGTCGCACCTGGTGCTGCAGGGTAATGGGTTCGCCAAGATCGCGCGGCGGTCCGGAACGGGCGAGGCTCTGGAGTTTTATCCCCTTCAGCCCCAGATGGTATTCCCTGACCGCGAGAAAACCGGGCAGAAGCGGCTCATCTACGTGGTGCGCGAGGAGCATCAGGCTGACAAGACCTACACCGTCGAAAGGGGCAAGCCGCAGGACATCCTGCATCTTCGCGGCCTCGGCTGGGATGGCGTTCGGGGCTACAGCATGATCACCATGGCGCGTCAGTCGCTGGGGACGGCAATCGCCCAGGAGCGCAATGTTGCGAACTTCTACGCGAGGGGGGGACGTATCCCGTACGTGCTCAAGCATCCGAACAAGTTCAAGGATGACAAGGATTATGAGCGCTTCGCAGCGAATTGGGAGAAGACTTACTCGGACCCGCACAAGCCGCCAATCCTGGAGCAGGGCCTTGAGTACGAGCAGATCGGGCTCTCGGCTAAGGATGCGCAGCTCATCGAAAGCCGCGAGTTCACGATCCCCGATATCTGCCGATGGTTCTCTGTCTTTCCCACCCTTGTCGGCGATCTGTCGCATGCCACGTTTTCCAACATCGAGTCCCTGGCGGAACAGTTTGTGCGCTTCACGCTGATGACGCACCTGACGCGATGGGAGCAGGAGTTGTGGCGCTGCGTTCT